AGGGGAAACTTCGGTTTCCCCTTTTTTTATCTGTATAAATAGTTGTATGGTACAGATAAATTCATTAAGCAGACAACCCACTGAACTTGACTATGCAGACCCAACCAAGTTTAAGTTTAGTATTAATAAATTACCGTTAGTAGAATTCTTTACTACTGCGGCGAACTTGCCTGGCGTTAACCTTGGTGAGTCAATCTTTCCAACCCCACTAAAACAAATTCCTGTCATGGGTGATGACCTCACTTTTGACAATCTAGAGATTACATTTCTAGTAGATGAGAAACTTGCAAACTACATTGAGTTGCATAACTGGTTGGTAGGCATTGGTTTTCCAAAGTCAAGAGGACAGTTTACATCTTTTAAGTCAGACAATGCAGATGCATTTCCAACTCAACCAGCGGCCAAAGGCGCACCATCTGGTGTACAGGCAATGTATGGTGATGCAACATTAACAATTATGACTGCAAAGAATAATCCAGTAGTGGAGGCAAGATTCCAAGATGTATATCCTGTCGCACTTAGTGGACTTGCATATAATCAACAAGAGGGTGACGTAACGTATTTAACAGCAACTTGTACATTTACATACAAACTGTATGAGTTACATACATTATAAATAGGTTAGGATGAGGTTCAAAACCCTTGAACACCTACCATAGACCTAAACGGTTAATATATCTAACGCAAGGAAGATATGCAATCTCATCCCTTTGATTTGAAGGATACATTATGAACTTAGAAGAACTACAAGAAATGTCCGCCAAGGACTTAAAAATAGATGACCAACAACTGGACATCGAATCACTTAAAACGCCAGAACTCTATGGCAAATATCTCAAAATATTTACACGTTGGAACTTGTTACTAAAACAAGTAGAATCTAAACATCGTATTCTCTATAGACAAAAGTGGGAATACTATGGTGGTAAGGCCGACCCAGATGTTTACAAAGAAAAACCCTTAGACTTAAAAATACTAAAACAAGATGTTCCCATTTACCTAGAGGGTGATGAGGAGTTGATTGAATCTCAACACGCAGTGGAATATCACAAGGCAATGTGTGACCATGCAGAGAAGATGTGCAAGATGTTGAACAATCGTGGATTCCAAATCAAGAATGCAATTGATTGGAAACGGTTTATGGAAGGTTCAATATGAGATATGGTAGTCCACATATCACAGAACGTATTGGTGGAGTAACACTTTCACAAACTCTGAAACACGTTGGTAAAGAACTACAGGATGCAAAGATTGTAGGTGCAAGTGGTCATGTATCTAGAAGCACTAAGATTGCTTGGATTAAGGATAAAGTAATCTTATCTACATTCATGACATATGCACAGGCGGCCAATAAAAACGCTGGATGGAATTTTAATATTGACATGATTGAACCTTTGCAGTATGCAGAGTATTCAATTGAAGATGAATTTGGTTGGCACGTTGACCAACACAATACACCTTACAAAGATGGTAGAGTTAGAAAGATTAGTTTTTCAGTATTCCTCAATGATGATTTTGAGGGTGGTGAGTTTGATATAGAAACAGGAAACCCAAGAGAGAACCCAAGGTATACAACAATTAAAGGAAAACCAAATCATGCGTTTTTCTTTCAGTCAGACTACTGGCACAGAGTAAGACCAATTACCAAAGGTGTACGCAAGAGTTTAGTTGGATGGGTTCTTGGCCCTATGTTTAGATGATTATATCAAAGAAGAATGACGTATATCTAACTGTAGAAACTGACAAAGGTATCGCAAGAGAACTTTCAGATTTCTTTACGTTTGAAGTGCCGGGCGCTAAGTTCATGCCACAATATCGAAATCGTATGTGGGATGGAAAGATACGTCTGTTCTCAATACAAACTGGTGAGATATACTTTGGTCTTTTATCTTACATTGAAGAATTTGCAAAACGCAATGACATAGAAATTGAATACAAGGAAGGAGTGAAAGATGATGAACAACTTGGAGCCACCGAATTGGGTGAATTTATTGGAAGAGTGTCACCTCAGTCCAAAGGAACGCCTATACAGGTTCGTGACTACCAGATGGCCGCATTGGATTATGCAATCAGAAACAATCGCAGTCTGTTGCTTAGTCCTACTGCTAGCGGTAAGTCGTTAATCATTTATATCTTATCTGTTTGGTACGCAGCCAAGACAGAAAGTAATATTCTTATTCTTGTTCCCACAACATCATTGGTAGAACAAATGCACTCAGACTTTCTTGATTATGGATTCAAAGAATCTATGATGCAAAAGATATATCAAGGTCACTCAAAGAACATTACAAAACCCATCACAATATCCACATGGCAATCAGTTTACAAGATGCAGAAGAAGTGGTTTGACCAATTCAGTACAATTCTTGGTGATGAGGTTCACATATTTAAATCAAAATCACTTACAGGTATTATGAACAAGATGGTTAACTGTAAGTACCGTCATGGGTTCACAGGCACCCTAGATGGAACGCAAACACATAGGTTGGTACTAGAGGGCCTCTTTGGTTCAGTAAACAAAGTAACATCTACAAAAGAACTGATGGATAGTGATACACTTGCAAAACTAAAAGTTGAGTGTATTGTTCTACGTTATCCAGATGCAGATTGTAAATATATGAAAGACTTATCATATCAAGATGAGGTTGACTTGATTGTTCGTGATGAACGTAGAAATAATTTTATTGTAGACTTGACAAAACACTTGACAGGTAATACATTAGTATTATTCCAGTTTGTCGAAAAACATGGTGACGTATTACATACCATGATAAATAAATCTTTAGACAACAGGAAGGTGTTTTACGTTTATGGTGGAACAGACACACAGACAAGAGAAGAGATTCGCTCAATTACTGAAAATGAGAAGGATGCGGTCATCGTTGCATCGTATGGTACTTTTTCTACTGGTATCAATATTCGCAATCTTCACAACATCGTGTTCGCTTCACCGTCCAAAAGTAGAATTAGAGTCTTGCAATCCGTTGGCCGTGCGTTGCGACTTGGTGACAATAAAGACGCAGCTCGATTGGTAGATATTGCTGATGATTTTACTCACAAAGGAAAACAGAACTTCACTTTAAGGCATTTTATGGAACGAATAAATATATACAATGAGGAAGAGTTTGATTATGATATTAAACAAATCTCTATAGACAAAGGATAAAGATGGAACAGCAAACAAAAGTCTTAAAACTTTCTAATGGAGAAGAGATTATAACAGTGATTACGTCTGCTGATAAGAGTAGACCTTATATAGAAGTGACCAATCCATTACAAGTTAATTTATATCCCAAGGCCATGGAAGGTGGTCTTGTAGAAAGTATGGCATTATCACGTTGGTTGACTGTAAGTGAAACACAGATTGCCAACTTGAATAAGAATAGTATTATCGCAATTTCAGATGCGTCAATCGGACTTGTTCGGTTTTACGAACATTGTGTGAAGAAGATGACTCTGACCGCCGAAGGTAGACATTGGGAAGAACCTACGGATGAGGATTTAGATAGGATTGCTGAAGAGGAATCTGAAAACATTATTCCATTTCCAGACCCTAGTAAGACAATACATTAATTCATTCTCAAACCCTACATAGGGATAATACCGTCTTGTCAAGGAGAAGTCAAGACATTTTCTAAATTTATTTACTCCTTGACATTTTATGTGTCGTTTGGTATATTGTATCTAATTAATGGGAAAGACTCATGGCAGTAGAAAAAAAGAAAAAACCACATTATGTAAATAACAAAGAATTCCTTCAAGCGATGATTGAGTGGAAGGCACAATGTCGAGCGGCAGAGGCCGAGGGTAAACCTCAACCACCTATCACCAATTATATTGGAGAATGTTTTTTGAAGATTGCAAACCATCTATCATATAGACCTAATTTTATCAACTACACATATAGAGATGAAATGATATCTGATGGGATTGAAAACTGTTTGCAATATGTACACAACTTTAATCCAGATAAATCAAACAATCCATTTGCATATTTTACACAAATCATTTACTATGCATTCCTTAGACGTATTCAGAAAGAAAAGAAGCAGTCTCATGTGAAGAATAAATTGATTGAGAATATGACAGTAGATGAAAGTTTGATTGATTCTAATGATATGGGTAATCCATTCGTGGACTACCTACAAAAGAACTTCTTACCAGAAGAAGATGTTTACAAACCTAAGAAAAAAGCAGTTAAACCAAAAGGATTAGAATTATTTTATAATGAAGATAGCACTGATAACTGATACTCACTTTGGTGCTCGCAATGACAGTTTAGCCTTCAATGACCACTTCTACAAATTTTGGAGAGAGGTATTCTTTCCATATTTGGATGAACATGGTATTGATACGGTTATTCACTTGGGCGATGTTATGGATAGACGTAAGTTTATTTCATACAAGATTGCAAAAGACTTTCGTGAGCAATTCATAAAACCAATCGTTGATAGAAATATCAATATGCATATGATTGTGGGAAACCACGATACTTACTACAGGAACACAAACGAGATTAATTCACTGTTTGAATTACTTGGTGGGCCTGGAGATGAGAAATACCCCAACATTAAATGTTATGACCACCCATGTACTGAAGAGTTTGATGGTGTTGGTATTCATTTGTTACCTTGGATTAACGAGGGTAACTATGAATCTGTCATGAGGGGTATTCAAATGACCTACGCAGACATCTGTATGGGTCACCTAGAAGTAAATGGATTTGAAATGCACGCTGGACATTTCTGTGAGGGTGGTTATCCTAGAGAGATGTTTAGAAAGTTTGATACTGTTTTCTCTGGTCACTTTCATAAGAAGTCAGACGATGGACACATCTATTATCTTGGTAACACATACCAGATGACATGGAGTGACCATAACGAAACAAAGGGTTTCCATATCTTTGATACGGCAACCAGAGAACTTGAGTATATTCAGAATCCATTTAAAATCTTTGCAAAGATTTATTATGATGATAGTCAAACTGATTACACTACACATGATGTGGAACAGTATGAAGACAAGTTTGTAAAGTTGGTTGTAGTCAACAAGAAAGACTTGTATGGGTTTGATAAGTTTCTAGATAGACTCCTTGCAGTCAAAACGCATGAGGTTAAGATTGTAGAGGACTTCTCAGAGTTAGATGCAGAGAATGTATCTGATGAGATTATTGAGAACGCACAGGACACCACGACACTTTTAGATAGATATATTGACGAACTGGATGTTGATATAGATAAGGGTAGATTGAAAAGCACGATGCGTACTCTGTACCTAGAGGCAAGTGATTTGGAGATATAATTGATTACATTTAAGTATGCGAGGTGGAAGAACTTTCTATCCACAGGGAATACGTTCACTGAAATTCAGTTGGATAGAAACCCATCAACTTTGATTATTGGAGAGAATGGTGCTGGTAAGTCTACCATTCTTGATGCATTATGTTTTGGATTGTTTGGTAAACCATTCAGACAAATTAGTAAGAACCAACTTATCAATACTGTCAACGGCCAAGGTACGGTTGTTGAAATCGAATTTGAAACTCAGAATAAAAATGTCAAGGTAGTTCGTGGCATCAAACCAAACACGTTTGAGATTTGGGTAGATGGTAATATGATAAACCAAAGTGCAAATGCAAAGGATTATCAGAAACATCTAGAACAACAAATCTTGAAGTTGAACTATCGCTCATTTACACAGGTCGTGATTCTAGGGTCATCGACATTCATTCCTTTTATGCAGTTGAAGTCACAAGCAAGAAGGGAAGTTGTAGAGGACATTCTTGACATTAAGATATTCTCGCTGATGAATTTAATATTGAAAGGTAAGGTGAAATCTCTTAACACAGATATCAGTGAGAACCAATACCAAACAGACCTACACAAAGAAAAGGTAGAGTTACAGGAGAAGTACATTGAGGATGTTGAACGGAATAAGGACACTCTTCTATCTCAAAAGACAACTCTTAGAGATGGTAATGAAGAGGAAGTGTTCACTCGTAAAGCAGAGGCGAACCGAATCACGGAAGAGAACCAGACCCTTCTAAATGCAATGTCTGGTGAAGAGGGTGCAATTGAAAAACGTGATAAACTAAAAGACATTCAATTTACACTAAAAGACAAACACAATCGACATGAACAGATGATTTCTTTTATGGAAACTACAGAGGTGTGTCCGACTTGTGAACAGTCTATTAGTGAGGAGTTCAAGGCCAAGACTATTTCACAAAGAAGTGAACAGGTCAAGGAGTTGACTGATGGTCTTGTACAGATGAAGTCGGAGATGGACAAGGCAAACAATAAACTCAAAGAGTATAAAGATATTGCAAAGGTAATTAATGATAATACTCTTACACTTGCAAAACTCAACAGTGGTATCATTGAACTAGAGAAGTTTAATGCAACACTGACTGAAGAGATTCGTCAAATCGAAAGTGGAGATGTTACGAAAACAGATTACGAAAAACTTGACAATCTCAAGAAAATGTGCGATACTTTAGATTCAACTAAATCAAAGTTGAGAGAAGATATGGTCTATTATGATGTGGCCAAGAATTTGTTACAGGACACTGGTATCAAGACCAAGATTATTAAACAGTATCTACCTGTCATGAATAAGTTGATTAACACATATTTGTCTTCTATGGATTTCTTTGTCAACTTCAATATTGATGAGAACTTCAACGAAACAATCAAGTCACGTTTTCGTGATGTATTTTCGTATGCAAACTTTTCTGAAGGTGAGAAGATGCGTATTGACCTTGCACTACTCTTTACATGGAGGGCCATTGCAAAGATGAAAAATTCTACGAATACGAATCTACTCATACTTGATGAGATATTTGATAGTTCGTTGGATGCAACAGGTACGGATGACTTCTTGAAGATTCTGAATACCTTTGACAAAGAGAACGTGTTTATTATTTCACACAAACAGGATATGTTGATTGACAAGTTTAGAAGTGTGATTAAGTTTGAGAAGGTGAAAAACTTTAGTAAGGTTGCATAATGGGAAAACGCAGTGAATTTGAAAGAATACCCAGAGACTTTTATCCTACACCATATTCGGCCGTAGAACCTCTTATTGCACATCTACCAGAATGGTACACATTCATGGAGCCTTGTGCTGGTGACGGTAGATTGATTGACCATCTTGAGAGTAATGGTGGTAAATGCACACACGCATATGATATCGAACCACAGGACAGTAGAGTTATTCAGTATGATGCTTTGTTATTACAACAAGTAGAAACACCATATATAATAACGAATCCACCTTGGAATCGTAAGATATTACACCCCATGATAGAGAGGTTTTCTGCAATGGCCCCCACTTGGTTATTGTTTGATTCGGATTGGATGCATACAAAACAGTCAATTCCCTACTTGACAAAACTGAAAAAAGTTGTTAGTATAGGTAGAGTCAAGTGGATTGAAGGGAGTTCTAGTGTTGGTAAAGACAATTGTTGTTGGTATTTGTTTGAAAATACCCCACAAGTCAAACCAATCGAATTCTGGGGTAGGCAGAATGTCGCACCTTAAAAAAGTTATAAAAACATCTTGACATTTGTTATTAAAACGTGTATTATGTAATAGTAAAGTGAGAAAACAAAGGAGATTATATCATGGCACACGAACTTGAAATTGTAAACGGACAGGCACAAATGGCATACGTTGGTGACCTTCCATGGCATGGACTTGGTACAAAGGTTGAGGCAGACCTCACACCAGACCAATTCCAAAAAGTCGCTGGACTTGATTGGGAAGTGGAGAAACAACCACTGATGACACCAAACGGTGTTAAAGTTCCAAACAAGGAAGCACTTGTAAGAACCTCTGACAACTCTATTCTTGATGTTGTTGGTACAGGTTGGAATCCTGTACAGAACTCAGAGGCATTTGAATTCTTCCATGAGTATGTGATGGCAGGTGACATGGAAATGCACACTGCTGGTTCACTGAAAGATGGACAAATGGTTTGGGCACTTGCAAAGTGTAAAGAATCATTTGAATTGTTTAACGGTGACGTTACAGAGAACTACTTCTTGTTCTCAAACCCACACCAGTTTGGTAAGGCGATTAACATTCGTATGACACCAATTCGTGTGGTTTGTAACAACACTCTTACACTTTCTCTTTCACAGAATGCAGATAAGATGGTAACGGTAAACCACCGTAAGGCCTTTGACCCTGCTGAGGTGAAGGCACACATGAATATTGCAAATGAGAAAA